TGGTTGTATATACAGACACTTCAAAGGAGAATTATATATCGTAACGGACGTTGTAGTAAATTCCGAGTCTCTTGAGATAGAAGTAATATACAAAGACTTTACACCTTCCCAACTTACATGGAGTAGGGATTTAAAACAATTTTTTTCGGGAGTCAATACAACAAAGTACCCTGACGCACTACAAAGAGTGAGGTTTAAAAAAGTTGGAAGAAACGGGGAGATAGAACGATGAGCAATCCCAAACACGACTGGTATGGGCACGCAGTCAAGCAAGTAAAAAAGTACCCAGACAAATTAATTGCAGAAAATACAGCTCAGTCAGCCCTATGGATGTACGCTATTAACAAGGCGATAAAGCAGACAGAGGGGATGGACAACGGTGAGGACAGAATGAAAGCTGTACAGCTGGTGTATTTTAATGACAGATACACGATAGCAGGGGCGGCGGATAAGCTCGGATACGCAGAAATGACTATACGCAGATGGCTTAGTGCTTTTGCTAATTTGGCTGGGAAATATGCGGGATATTAGAGAGGGGGAGTTATTTCCCTCTCTTTTTTATGTTTGTCTAACATGGCTTAAAAAATGCCGTACAATACACTTGTACGGACGAGTACTGGTAACTTTTTGTGAGACATAACCTCCTCTATCTTTTTGTGGTAAAAGTGTAAACTCTCACCCGCGTAAAAGAGAGTACATAAGACACCTATCCCACGGTGCCTTGTGTCCCATACAGGTTGCGGGGTCTACAAGTGTTTAGAGACCAGCCGCTTATTAGTCTTACCCCGGCGGCTGTTAAGGTGCAATTCCTTATGCTTGTATTTGGTTGCATTATGCAACTGATGTAAACGATTTTTTTCATATTTTCTTTCCTTTCATATAACCCCGTAAACAATCCATTACGGGGTTATGGTTGTATTTAGGAGGTGACCCCAAAATGGGATAAGTAAATACCAGGAGTGGCTGACCCAAGAAGGGTTGCTTAAGATAGAGGGATGGGCACGAGATGGATGCACAGACAAAGAGATCGCGGCAAACATCGGTATTAATCCAGATACCTTGTATACATGGAAGAAAAAATTCCCAATTTTAGCCGATGCCTTAAAAAAGGGGAAAGATGTTGTGGACAGGCAGGTGGAAAAAAGCCTATTACAACGGGCACTGGGGTATAGCTACGAGGAGACGAGTGAAAAGTACGAAGGCGGAGTAATGACGGAGCGAAAAGTAACAAAGAAGCACGTTGCGCCAGATACGACAGCACAAATATTCTGGCTAAAGAACAGAAAACCAGAACAATGGCGTGATAAGCCACAGTCAGAGAGTGCAAGTGATAAAGCACTGGCGAAAGCTATTGAAATCCTTGGGGGTGTCGATAGTGCCATTGACTAGCAAACAGGCAGAATACCTGCAAGGCTGTAACCACCGTTGGAACGTAAAGACCGGGGCGACAGGCTCCGGGAAATCCTTTGTTGACTACGCGATCGTAATTCCTCAACGCCTGACACATCTAAAAGGATTAGGGTTGGCTGTGATGCTTGGCAACACCCGCGGCACGCTACAACGTAACATACTTGACCCCATGCGGGAGATTTGGGGCGAGGAGCTAGTTGGCGAGATACGCAGTGACAACACAGTACAGCTATTTGGCAAAAAAGTATATGCACTAGGTGCTGACAACAAGAAGCACGTTGCAAGGATACAGGGAGCAACGATTGAGTACGCTTATGGCGATGAGGTAACGACGTGGAATCAAGAAGTATTTGAGATGTTAAAATCTCGTCTCAGAACATCACACAGTCACTTTGATGGAACTTGCAACCCGGCGGGACCAAAGCACTGGTTTAAGGGCTTTCTGGATTCCGATGCAGATATATTCCAACAGGCGTACAACATACACGATGGTTGTCTGCCTCCGGCGGTAGTAGACGAGCTAATAAAAGAGTACTCAGGGACACACAGGTATCAACGCTACATACTGGGAAAATGGGCAGTGGCAGAAGGGCCTGTATACGATATGTTTTCAGAGGAAAGGCACGTCTGCAAGGCAAAGACCAGCGGAGAGATAATTGTGAGCAGTGATTTTGGTATGCAGAACCCTACCGTCTTTCTCGTCTGGCAGAAAAGAGTAGATACCGGCAACTGGCACTGCATAAAAGAGTACTACTATTCAGGCAGGGAGAACAACCGCATGAAGACAGTCAGTGCGCTAGTAAAAGGACTAGAGGACACGCTAAGCGGGCAGAAAGATGATTTAGTGATCGTTGACCCATCCGCCACCGCTCTCATCGTGGAGTTACGTAGCAAAGGGCATAAAGTCAAAAAAGCAGATAACACTGTTAACGATGGGATAGCAGACGTTGAGACGATGTTGGCACAAGACAAATTATCGTTTGACCCATCTTGCACACACACGATTGAGGAGTTTGGTATCTATGCATGGGACCCAACAGCGGCTGAAAAGGGAAGGGACGAAGTTATAAAACAGTCAGACCACGCAATGGACGCTATCAGGTATTTTGTAAAAACATTAAAACTCGTCAAGCGCAGCCGAACAAGACAATACAAATCAATTCTAGGGTGATAACAATGTATCTATCATATCAAGATTTCGTTGCCGCAAAAGACAAAGGGCAATTTATAAATCAGTTTATAAAATTCCACGAGAGCACAGGGGCATATAAAGAGGCGTTAAGGGCGGACAAGTATGACGCACAGGAAAACGAGACTATCTTGCAATTCCAGCGTGTTTATTACACTCTGCTAGGTCAAAAAAAGATAGATAATTTTTCGTCTAACGCACAGATATGCTCTAATTTCTTTCACAAATTAAATACACAACGCTGTTCGTACAGCCTAGGAAACGGCGTCTTTTTTAACGATATGAGCATTAAAAAAGACAAGCTAGGCAAACAATTCGACAGACGGATTAAAGAGGCGGCTTACAACGCATTGATTCACGGTCAATCCTTCCTTTTTTGGAATGTAGACCACGTGCACGAATTTCCTTTTACGCAGTTCGCCCCGATGTGGGATGAGGACACAGGGGCGTTGATGGCAGGCATAAGATTCTGGCAACTGGACGAACAAAAACCATTCAAGGTTGTACTGTACGAAATTGACGGCTATACAACTTACAGCGCAGAAAGCAAATTTGGGGAATTAAAAGAGACCGCTCCCAAACGGGCGTATAGGCAGAGAGTCGAGGTTGCGAACAATCTGGAACCCGAAATTATCGGGGAAGAAAATTATAGTAGTCTCCCCATCGTGCCGATGTTTGGGAATAAACGACATATAAGCACTTTGAGAGGGATGCAGTCAAAGATTGACGCCTACGACGCGGTGCAAAGTGGTTTTGCCAATGATCTGGACGACTGTGCACAGATGTATTGGCTCATTTCTAACGCCGACGGCATGACGGATGACGAGCTGGCGGAATTTAGAGACCGGCTTAAATTTCAGCATATTGCAAAGGCGGAAGAAGGGCAGGTGCAGGCATACACGCAAGAGCCACCATATACCGCTAGAAAAGAGTTTCTCACGCAGATGCGGTCAGAAATTTATGAGGACTTCGGGGCGCTAGACGTACACGCTATAGCCGCCGGAGCAACAAACGACCATATCGACGCGGCATATCAGCCACTAGACGACAATGCAGATGATTTTGAGTACTTCGTAGGCGATGCGATCGAAAAGATTCTGGAGCTTGCAGGGATTGATGACGAACCACAATTTAAGCGAAACAGAATCAGCAATGAGAAGGAACGAACAGACATGATTCTTGAGGCGGCTAATTATCTGGATGAAGAAACCATCCTGAAAAAATTACCGTTTGTTGCACCGGAGGAAGTGCCGGACATTTTGGCAAAGTTGGACGAAGAATCGTATAACCGCTACACAGAACCACCTGAACCAGATGCGCCAGAAGATAACCCAGAAGGGGATGAGTAACCATGTATCCTTCCGACAAGTGGACAGAACAAGAGCTACAAAAGTTAGAAAAACGGCTGACAGACGTATATAAACAGGCTGAAAAAGAACTTGACGGCAAAGTGAGAAACTATTTTAAACAGTTTTCTAGACGATACGCCAAAGAATATGCGGCATACCAGGCAGGGAAGTACACCAAAAAAGAATTTGAAGCATGGTTGATAAATCAATATGGCAGAGGGCAGAGGTGGGAGGCACTCCGCGAGGACATGGCTCGAAGGCTGACAGAGTCAAATGAGATTGCCGCGACATACATCAACGAGAAGACCCCACTTGTCATTGCCCTCAACCATAACTTTGAAGCATACATGATTAAATCTCTTATGCCTGACAACCAGATAAAAGAGATTGGAGATATTGCATTTAATTTGGTTGACGAGCACACAGTTAAACGGCTGACGGTCAAAAAGCAGAAGATTCTTCCACCGCGTAGGGTACTAAAAAGCAAGGATGTGCACTGGAACAAGAAGAAATTGCAAAATGCACTACTGCAAGGAATTTTACAGGGTGACAGCATAAAAAAGCTCGCAGGGCGATTCCAAGACGTTACAGGCATGAATCATACTGCCGCAATTAGAAACGCCCGCACAGCGTTTACAGGAGCGCAGAACGGGGGCAGGCAGGCAGCATACGAGGAGGCCTACCAGATGGGAATTGATGTAGTGAAACACTGGACAGCAACAAAGGACTTGAAGACACGAGACAGCCACAGAGCATTAGATGGTGAAGAAGTACCGTTTAACATGGCGTACTCAAACGGTCTTATGTATCCGGGAGACCCAAGTGGAATCCCGGCGGAAGTTTATAACTGTCGATGCACGCAACGAACTGCACTTCCTACCGAACTGGCACAACCGCGAATGATACGCGTCAGAAACCCAGAGACAGGCAGAAACGAGGTTATAGAAGATATGACCTACTACGAATGGTTAGCAACGCAAAGGGGGCGAATATGATGTCAGATATTGATGTTGTAAGCCATGTAGATGAGGTAATTTTAAAAACCACTATGACACTTGCAAGGGCGTTAGAACAGGCAGGAGCCGACGCAGAAGGGCACGCAAAAGACCTTTGCCCGGTCGATACAGGCACGTTGAGAAACAGCATTACACACCAGACCGACCTAGAGAATCTCACAGAGATAATAGGCAGTAACGAAGAATATGCCGCCTACGTAGAATTAGGAACTGGCATGTACTACAAGGGCGGGCGGAAGACTCCATGGACTTATCAGGATGATAAAGGACAATGGCATATCACAAACGGTCAGAGGGCACAACCGTATTTAAAACCGGCGGCGGTAAATTACGCAAAAGAATACACAGCAATCATTGCAGACGAATTAAAAGGAGCGATGGAATGATAGAAAGGGTGAGAAAATGGCACAGAAAAAAATTATTGACGTATCGGTATACAACGGCACAATCGACTGGAAGAAAGTAAAGAAATACGGTTGTGATGGTGCGATCATTAAGATTATCCGCAAGGATTTAGGCAAAGATAAGAAGTTTGAGGCAAACTACAAAAAGTGTGAGGAGTTAGGCATTCCATGGGGCGTGTATAACTACACATACGCAACTACAGTGGCGAAAGCTAAGTCAGACATGAAACTTGTATGCGACATCCTAGACAAAATTAGTAAGAAACATTTTAAATACGGCGTTTGGTTTGACATCGAAGACAAAGTACAAGCTAAGCTGACAAAGGGCATGATTGCATCAATCATCAACGCGGCACAGACTGTCGTTGAGTCAAGAGGCTATAAATTTGGCGTTTACACTGGGATGTCGTATTTTTCGGAGCACATTGATAAAAACAAAGTTAACTGTAAAAACTGGTGGATCGCACGTTATTACAAAGGCTATAACCGCATGGCATTTAAAGCGACACCGAACAAATCTTATAAGCCTGCAAACGTGCCTGACCTTATGGCGTGGCAGTATACCAGCTCTGGCGTATTTCCGACCAAGGTTTCAACCGGCAACGGCGGCAAGTTTGATTTAAATATTTTGTATCACGACTTCCCAGCGGTGGAGCAGAAGGAAGAAACAACGAAAGAGGTTAAATACACTGGGAAATTCCCTAAATTGCCGTCACGCGGCTACTATACGTTTTTAGACGGTATTACAGTATTAAAAGGCGCAAAAAGGGAAATTGAAAAATTGCAGAAGTTTTTAAACTGGGCTATCGGCTCGAAATTAGATACTGACGGCAAATACGGCGAAAAGACGGAAGACGCGGTTAGCATTTTTCAGTCGAAATGTAAATTAAAAATTGACGGCAAATTTGGGGCGAAATCCCTTAAAGCCGCAAAAACGTTTAGAAAGTAATCGCGAAGTACTGCGATTTACATATAAAGTCATTTAGGGAAAGAAATCCCTCAAAGAAAAGGAGTAATCAAATGGCACTAACAAGAGCTTTTTTAAAGAGCATGACACTTACAGATGAACAGGTTTCCGCGATTATCGAGGAGCACTCTGCAACCGTTACAGGTTTAAAAGGCGAGATCGCTAAATACAAAGAGGACGCAGAGAAAGTCCCAGACCTCCAGAAGAAATTGAAGGACTATGAAAAGGACGACTGGAAAGGCAAGTATGAGAAAGAACACGCAGGTTTTGAGAGTTACAAAGCCGAACAGGACAAGAAAGCGTCCTACAGCGCGAAAGAAGCCGCGTATAAGAAGATGCTTGAGGAGTCCGGCGTGTCCAGTAAAGTAATTAACCTTGCATTAAAAGCATCAAAAGAGACTATTGATAATTTAAAAATCGGAACTGACGGCAAATTTGAGAATGCAGCAGAAGTAGAAAAAGGCATCAAAGAAGCGTATGCCGATTATATTACAACTGAAAAAACTCAGGGCGCTAATGTATCAAATCCACCGGGAGGAGAACCGGGGAAAATGACCAAGAAAGAAATCATGGAAATTAAAGATGCAGGCGAACGTCAGAAAGCGATTGCGGAAAATCACGAACTTTTTGGATTTTGAAAGGAGTAAACAATGCCAGGAGTAACTACTAGCACTGTATTAAATACAGATAGCACCCTCAAAGCGAGAGAAATTGATTTTGTAACAAGATTTGAAAAAAACTGGGATGCATTAAGAACCATCTTGGGAATCGTTAGACCTATTAGAAAAGAGCCGGGCACTAGCTTAGTAACCTACGAAGCGCAGATGAAAGATGAAGCTTTACAGGGCGGCGCAAGTGTGGGCGAGGGAGAGGCAATCCCTTTTACGCAGTTTAAAGTTGTGGAAAGTAAGAGAGAAGATATTGTCGTAGAAAAATACGCTAAATCTTTAACTCTTGAGTCTGTGGCAAAATGGGGCGCAACCGTTGCGATTGAAAAAACAGATGATGCCTTTATGGTTGAGCTGCAGAACAAGGTTTTAAAGGATTTTTACACATTTTTAAAAACCGGAACATTAAAAGGAACACAGAAGAAATGGCAGAAAGCACTTGCAATCGCAAAAGGTGCTGTACTTAATAAATTCGCAGGAATGAACAGAAATGTAACCGAAGTCGTAGGATTTGCAAACGTAATGGATTTTTACGACTGGTTAGGTGATAAAGAGATTACTGTGCAGACAATGTTTGGTTTACAGTATATCAAAAATTTCTTCGGCTTCTCCACACTGTTCCTTCTCCCTGACGACTATATTCCGGCAAAAACCGTCATTGCAACACCGGTGGAAAATATTGATTTATATTATATCGATCCCGGCGACAGCGATTTCAAAAAGCTTGGGCTGGACTACACGACATCCGGTGAGACAAATCTGATTGGATTCCACGCAGGCGGAAACTACACAAACGCCACAGGCGAAACATACGCCATTATGGGCATGAAACTGTGGGCAGAATACCTTGACGGTGTTTGTGTAGTTACCGTTGGAACTACAGAAACTATCCCGGAAGTATCAAGTTTAAGTGGAAAATAAAAGGGGTTGATTGAGTGCTTTATGAAATCATGAATCACATTCACAATTTCTTCCCGGTCAAGGGGGCGGCGATCACAGGAAAAATAACAATCGGGGAATGGATTTTTGACACGCATATAGATGCAACGGCAGACACCAAAGACCTACGTTATTTTGACACTGCGATTCGCCTCCCACTACAGAACGGGCAGTATTATTTGATAAGCGGCTCTATTTTTAATGACGGGGTTTATCAGTATCACAAAGGCGATACTGCCCCGTTACAGGAGGAGACATTTGACGGTGTAGTGGTTCCACTGGCTATCCCTAAACCGTTTTTGTCACTGGTGGACGAAATCAGCGAGTGGCAAGCGAAAAACGGCAATTTAGGAGCGTATCAGTCGGAGTCATTTGGCGGCTATTCGTACAGCAGAGCAACAAATAGCAAGGGCGAGACCTACACATGGCAAGATGCCTTTAGGGCGCGCCTAAACCCATGGAGGAAAATGGCATGAGTTTAATCAATGAATTTTTACAAGATTGCATACTCATGGATAAAAAGCGTACTTCTGACGGCGAGGGTGGATTTATCACTGAGTGGGTCGAGGGTGCTAAAATACAGGCGGCCATTGTCCGCGACACCTCCATGTCTGCCAGAGTGGCGGAAAAAGAGGGTGTAACAGCAACATATACAATTACTACAGCTAAAACAGTAAAACTAGGCTATCATGATGTATTAAAAACAAAAGACGGAAAAATTTTTAGAGTTACATCAAATGCAGGAGAAAAAGAAACCCCTGCGTCGTCTAATTTAGACATAGCACAGGTCATGGCGGAGAAGTGGGAGTTAACGTCATGACTCCAACAGCGGCACTGTATCAATTTTGGTCGTCTTTCGGCATAACTGCATATCCGTCTAACAGGGTGCCGAAAGATACCGCATTTCCTTTTATCACATATGAGCCGATTATAGCAAATTGGTGGACAGGTGCGGCCGCCGCCAGCGCTGTAAATGTCTGGTATCACACAGAATCTGAGGCAGTCCCAAACAAAAAGGCAAAAGAAATCAGCGACAAATTGCAAGGGGGCACCACGGTAAAATGCGATGGCGGATTTATTTTCCTGTCGCAGGACCAGCCGTGGACTCCTTTGGTCGATGAAGCCGACTCGTCGATAGTACGCAGATACACAGTAATAACTATGCAATTTATAACTATTTAACGAGGTGAGTAAATGAAGTATACGCAGGTTCCTTCTGACCTTTTTAAAAAAATACAGATTAACGCCGGCATTATTGCGTCAGCTTTTGAGCCAGAAACGGGCGCTATAACAACAACTAATATTCTCATGGCAACCAGTGGTGGTTGTAGCTTTAGCGCGGAGCCATCCTTTACGGATTTCGGGGAAGATATTGACAACGTGCCTAAAAACACGATGGAACTCAAGGAGATCGAATCTATTGAGGTAAAATTATCAGGCACAGCCGTTACAATGGATACCGCACAGGCCAAAAGTTTTATGGCGGCAGCAGATGTAGCAGGAAACAAAGTAACACCAAGAGCAGATTTAAAGGCAGAAGATTTTAAGGATATTTGGTGGATCGGTGACTATTCGGACGAAAATTCCGGAGATTCCGCCGGATTTATCGCGATTAAAATTATGAACGCCCTCTCAACGGGCGGATTTAAAATTAAATCAGATGATAAATCCAAAGGAAATTTTGATTTCGAATACACAGGACATTATAGCATTAAGAACGCAGAGACAGTACCTTACGAGGTCTATATCAAAACAGGCGAAGCGGCGTAGGAGGTAAAGCATGAAATTATCAGATTTAACAGCAGAACAGGGTTTAGAAGCAATCGCAAATTCTCTCGAATGCATCGGCAACATCGCAGACGATGATGACGCGCTTAAGCTGTGCCAGGAACTTGTGCCGCGGGAAGGCGAGAAATATATCAAAGTCTTTGCTAGGGGCGCCAAAACAGCCCCTAGACTGTTAAAAACACACAAAGATGATGTAATCGGAATCTTAGCGGCGTTTGAATTACAGACAGTCGAGGAATACAAGAAAAAGCACAAATTAATGGATGTTATCAAAGGTATGGTTGACCTTGTCAACGAACCGGAGGTACGTCAGCTTTTTTTCTCAGTGCCAACAGGCGCAACAGACGGACACTCTGGAGATGCGCAGGAGAATACAGAGGAAAAAGCGTAAAAGGCTTTTTCCTGTATGTCAAAGCTAAGATTTTAGACGATACAGAGGAATTAATCTACAAACGATATATGGCCGACGGGCTGAAATATGTAACTGAAAGTATTTCGCAGGCGTTCGGCGGGAAATATCTCTATGCATCATTTGTTGATTTGATTGATAATAATAAAAAACAAACAGTAACAAAGACTGGCGAAGAAATAGCCGCAGACGTCATTAAAAAAGCCGGATTGGTGGTGATGAGTGATTGAATGTGATGGAATTGTTTGTCACTCTGGCAATCAAAGACACCGCATATAAGCAGGGGCTGAAAGACGCAGAAAGTAACGCCAGCTCGTCCACATCAAAAATCGGCGGGGCATTTAAAACAGTCGGGAAGGTGGCTAAAACAGCCATGGCGGCTGGTTCTGCCGCCGCCGTTGCATTTACAAAAACGTCAATAGATGCCGGGATGAATTTTGATACTGCGATGTCCCAGGTAGCAGCTACCATGGGAACAACCGTAGATAAGATAGGGAATGTTGAAGCCAAGGCTGAGGAAATGGGGCGCACTACAAAGTACACCGCGACGGAAGCAGCGGAAGGCATGAACATTCTTGCCCAAGCCGGTTTATCGGCGGATGAGCAGATTAGCGGCATCGGGACAGTGCTTAACCTCGCCTCTGCCGGTGCCATGAGTCTGGAAGAATCGGCATCGTATACCGCCGGAGCTGTAAAGGGCTTTGGCGATTCGATGGGCAACGCATCTTATTATGCTGATTTAATGGCAAAGGGTGCTACTCTTGCGAATACAAACGTAAGGGGACTTGGAGAAGCCTTTTCCGGTTCTGCCGCCACGGCAAAAAACTACGGTCAATCGGCGGACAGTGTCACACTTTCCCTACTCCGCCTAGCAGAGCAGAACGTGACAGGTTCCGAGGCATCTACAGCGTTAAATAGGGCAATGGCAGACTTATATACTCCGACTGATAATGCATCAAAAGCTTTAGACCAGTTAGGGTTATCTGCCTATAAATCAAACGGCGAAGCAAAAGATTTTAACGACCTCGTAGACGAGCTTAATGGCTCTTTACAGGGTATGACAGCGGAACAAAAAAACAATGCTCTTGCTACAATTTTTACAACACAAGGTTTACAGGCATTTAACAAAATGACCGCATCAAGTGATGCGACCGTGCAAAAATTTTGGAAAGGAATACAGGATTCTTCCGGCTCCGCGGCACAGCAGGCGGCTACACAGCTAGACAATCTAAAAGGTGACATAACCTTACTATCTAGTGCTACAGAGGGCTTAGAACTGGGTTTTTACAATACTTTTTCAGGCGCTATCCGTGGTGCCATCAAAGGTATAACAAGCGAGGTTAGTGGATTAGCTGAGGCGATGGAATCCGGCGGCATAAGCGGCGCTTTTTCCAAACTGGCGCAAGATGCGATTAATTTTAGTGGTCAGTTGCCGGGGCTGACAAAAATCGGCGGCGACCTCATAAACGGTTTAATTTCGAGTGTTACTCAAAATTCTGGCAGTATTACAACTGCTGTCGGCCAACTGTTAAATAATCTCGCCTCTACGATTTCCGTAGGACTAAATGTATTTACTTCGGTCGGAGTTAATTTGCTGACGACTATTGCCAGCGGCATGACTCAGGGCATCCCAACCTTTTTAGGACAGGCGTTGCTGATGTTGACGCAATTTACGGAATCACTGAGAAGCAATGCAGGAAAACTAATAAATGCAGGTTTGGCTCTTATCCAAAATATCGCGCAAGGGTTGATTAACTCTATCCCTGTATTGATTGCATATGTACCTACGATCATAACAAATTTAGCCGGTATCATTAACGATAACGCGCCAAAAATCCTTGCGACAGGAGTAACGATCATAACAAATTTAGCGATTGGCCTAGTTCGTGCGATTCCGTTGTTAATTGCTAATTTGCCTAAAATTATCACAGCCATTGTAAGTATATTTACAGCGTTCAACTGGTTTTCGCTTGGTAAAAACATTGTTACTGGCATAATAAAAGGGGTCAAAAATCTCCCATCGCTCTTAAAGACTGCTGCTAAAAATGCCGTAAACGGATTCAAAGGGGCGTTTAAGGGCAACGGCATTTTATCCGCTGTTAAAGGGGCGTTTACTAAGATACCGTCAGCTGTAAAGAGCATCTTTACTAAGGCAGTATCCCTTGTAAAAAGCTTCCCTGGACGGTTTAAGAATGCCTTAAAGTTTAGCTGGTCTCTTCCGCACCTAAACCTACCGCACCTGAGTGTTTCCGGCGGAAAAGCTCCGTTCGGTATTGGCGGAAAGGGCTCACTACCATCATTCCACATTAGCTGGTATAAAAAGGCTATGGAAAGCCCGTATGTATTTTCTGACGCCACATTGTTTGGAGCAGGAGAAGCAGGAGACGAGATGCTGTACGGTCGTAGTAGGTTAATGAGCGATATCAAAGAGGCAACACAGGGAACGAAAAATGATGTAACTATTAATGTAACTGTAAACGGTGCAGATAACCCAGAAGAATGGGGAAGAAGGATGGCAAGTGAGCTTAGAAGGCAGGTGAAAATGGCATAATGGCAAAGAAAAATAAAAAATCTGCTGCTCCCAGTGGTCTGTCTATATCGAGAGACAATCTGAAATTTACAATATCTTGGAAAATACCGGCGAAAAAATATGAGGATGGACAGTGGCTGTGGTATCGTCTACATACAAAAAACGCCGGTGCATCCAAATGGGATTGGACAAAGTGGAAGAAAATAGATGTGGGAAAATCAGCAACCAAAAAAACAGTAGCACTTGATGCAAAAAATTATTATCCTGTCTCATCAAAATTATTAAATGCGATAGAGTTTAAGGTAAAGGGCAAAACAAAAAGTGATAAAAAGCATACCTATACAGCCGCACATTCCACAAAGACATTTACCATTTATGCACCAAATGCCCCTTCCGTTTCTTATTCTCTTGATGATACTGGCGCAAATAAAGGTGCCTTTACTTGGAGCACATCATACGAGGCGAATGATGCGAGACATTTCGCAAAAACACAGGTACAGACTGCATTAATGGCAAACTATAAGGGCGCCATTGCGAACGCTCGCTTTGCCAATTCGGCTTATACAGGGGCTTCTGGTACATGGGAAATAACAGAGGATGGTTCCCCAACACAGAGTATGACATTCTGCCGCATTGTAAGGGTAAAGTCGAGAGGATGTGCCGGAGATTCCGGTTGGGGTTATGCGTACCATTATTACAGCATCCCGGAACGTCCAAACATACAGAACACAGGGAGCAAAGAGATAGGTTCCTCTAGCCGGTATGTATGGGCAAACTGGGTGCAGGCATCGCCACAAGACCGCCCTGTGGATTCCATGGAGCTACAATATGCCATAGACACGCCGGAAAGCGGAGAGAGGTATACCGGCACCTCATGGAGCACAGGAGTAACCGTTGCATACCATGACTACACGGTATCGGCAGATTTTAATACAGACGACGGCATAGCGGAAGACCAGATTATGTGGACAAGGGTGCAAAGTACGCACGATAAAAAATATGCGTATTCTGAGCCACGAGTAGCGGCACGAGGAGCCCTAAAATCCCCGTCATTTGATACGGTATCAGCGACAGGAACAACACTGACAATTAACAGCATTGAGCGCAACACGGAAGTGCCTGACGCTAAAACAGCCGTCTGGATGAAAATAGACAATGAAGAAAAAGGTATTATTGCAATCACCGACAAAGAGGGGACGATCACGGTTACGTGTCCGGACGTTTCCGGCGGCGCTGAATACCAGATTGCCCTCAAGAATTTTACCGGAACTTCTACGCCTCAGAATGGAGCGCCTGGCATTACCTACAAACTTAGCCCCCTCATGCAGTCAGGGTGGATTTACTCAGAGACAAGAAAAATTGCGGTTCCGCCGAAAAATATAACTGCAATGGCGGTAGCATCTGATACCGTAGAATTAACGTGGGATTGGTCATGGAAAAACGCAGATGCGGCTACTATATCATGGGCAGACCATGAGGACGCATGGATTAGTACGGACGCCCCAACTACTTATGACGTGGAGGACAGGGAGACCACATGGCATATCGGGTCCCTGGAATCGGCAAAAACATATTATTTCCGCGTAAGATTGCGGGATACGTCCGGGGACGAAGAAGTGTTATCTCCTTGGTCTGATACGGTTTCCGTATCTCTGAGTGAGACACCAACGACTCCTACGCTTGCAACAACGGAAAATTATCTTGCCCTGGACGATACAGTTATTTGCAGTGTTGGCTACACCGGAAACAGCAAAGCGAGCATAAAAATAGCGGAAGCGATTGACGATGAGCCGGTTAAAGGCAAAGATGGAAACGTCGTTGTTTTAATGATGTCTTCCGGCATGGAGACATTATCAGAAACGATTGAAAACATTAATAAAATCTATACTGCAAACGGCCTCTTGAGTAATCTGTGGAATGTAGGAGAAATCCATTATCTAAAAGCAATGGTTACGGCACAAGGAGGCAAGGAAGGGACATGGTCAGATTCTGTGGCTGTTGAAATTGTTGCAAAACCTGCGATAGACAGCGTTACAACAAATCTTATCTCGGAGACGACTACATATAATTCTGGCGATGTTACCACGGAAACAAGCGACCAGACAGTACCAGAATCATCGGAAGGCACAACAAATTATTTAGAGCAGCTACCATTAACAATAGTCCCTTCCTTCGGGGATTCTGCTGGCACAGCAAAAGTAACGATTGCCAGGGACGAGGATTATTATATTCTGCGCCCGGACGGATTAAAGGAACAGCATTTTGCTGGCGAAATTATTGCCAGTTTTACCGGTAGCGAAACAGATAACTACAGTATTGCCTTGGGCGACCTGATCGGGCAGATGGATGACGGTGCAAGGTACAGCATACAGATTGCATTTACAGATATTTATGATCATGTGGCAGAAAAAAAGATACCGTTTGTTGTACGGTGGAAACACCAACCGGAAGTACCAACGGCCACTGTAAATACGATTGCAGACAATAAAACAGCAAGTATTGTTGTCGCTAAACCAACTACATATGCTGACGGGGATACATTTGATTTGTACCGGATGAGCGTAGACAGAGCAGAATTGATTCTAGAAAATGGGGTTTATGGCCAGAAGTACATTGACCCATACCCTGCGCTAAATGAGTACGGCGGCATACTGGTTGTAAATAAAACCGCCAACGGCGACTATATAACAGTAGATAGCTCGTTTGCATGGTTATACAACGAATTTTCGATAGCCCACGAAAAGGCAATCATTGATTTTGACAGTGAATCTATCGAAATCCAGTATAACCTTGATTTAGATAACTCATGGGATAAAGATTTTGAGAGGACAGTATACCTTGGGGGCTCCGTGCAAGGCGACTGGAACCCTGCAGTCACTCGTGATTTAAAAATTGATGCAGTAAGTATTTCGCTAACAGAACCAATGATGATTGAGCAAATGAGGCGGCTCGCAACGTATCCCGGAATATGCCACGTTAGAACACCGGACGGCTCGTCATTTTCCTGCGATATACAGATATCGGAGAAAAAAGACCACGATAACAAAATGCGGACAGATTTCTCGCTAACGATTAAAAAAGTGGATTCGGAAGAACTGGATGCTGTGACGGAAGAACAGTGGAGTGCAGAGCATCCTAACGAGGTGATGTGATGGATTGGAGCAAAGGATTTTCAGCAAGATATATTTTGACAACGGTTGACCCCAAAACATGGACAGATCGGCAGGAATTTGAATTTACTGAGGGCAGTATTGACCGGGACAGCACGTCAGATTTAAGGGAATCTGCCTCTGTCACAATGACGGAAAAGATAGCAGACAATGAGTGTTGGGTCCGCATTTACCTGCAAGCCAGACAAGGAGGGTCAGGAGTAAAAGTAGCACTGTTTACTGGCTTGACCGCCTTCCCAGAAAGAAAGCTTGATGGTGTTAGGGGAAACTACAACATTGATTGCTATTCCGTTCTCAAGCCGGCAGATGATGTGATCCTGCCGCGCGGTTATTATGCACCAGCCGGTAGCGGAGCGAAACAGATTAAAAATTTGCTCAATGATTGCATTCCTGCCCCCATATATGTCGAGGGAACGTCCCCTATTACCACGGATAATATTGTTGCTGAGGACGGAGAAACAAGGCTCACAATGGCACTGCATATATTAGATGCTATCGGCTGGCGGATACGAATACTTGGCGATGGAAGCATTGTTATCTGCGCAAATGATAATAATAGCAGTCTTACAGTGGGAATTAACGCAAATGACATTGTGGAGTGTGACGTAACAGACACATTTAATTGGTATGACACACCGAACTGTTTTATGGCAATACATGACGATTACGGCGCGGCTATCGCAAGGGATGATAGTCCGGACAGTTATTTATCAACCGTCAGCCGTGGCAGAGAGGTGTGGAAATCGGAAACGGGTGTTGAATTATCTTCTGGGGAAAACATAGCAGCTTATGCTGTTAGAAAGCTAAAGGAATTGCAAAACCCCGCCAGAACAATACAGTACAGCCGGCGGTTTTTTGAGGATGTACTTTTGGGTGACGTGGTTATTCTAAATTATCCACGGCATAACCTTACCGGAAAATTTAGAATAATATCGCAATCACTGTCCCTGGAACATGGTTGCCGCACGAAGGAAGAGGTGGAGAGCATTGAATGAATTTGTAAAAGAGATTGCTTCGACGATGAAGCAAAGCAAGACAAAAGCATATGATACAGTTGCAAAAGTCCTTCGGGTTGATGAAAAAACGGCATATGTCCACATTGACGGTGGAGCAGATGAAACCCCCGCACAGATGGCTATTAATTGCAAAACAGGTGATACGGTAAAAATTCGTGTGAGTGGCGGAAAAGCGTGGATTACTGGAAATATCACGGCACCACCAACAGACGACTCTGTCGCAGAATCGGCACAAACAGCAGTAAATGCGGTGGCAAAGTCCTACGGCGAATTTGTAGGATTAACAGTTAAAAATTTTAAGGCAGTTAATGCTGACATCGAAAATCTAAATACCAAAAAACTTGATGTGGAAAGCGCAAACATAAAATTTGCAAATATTGATTTTTCCAACATCGGCAAGGCTGCAATGGAATATTTCTACGCCCAGTCCGGTTTGATTAAAGATGTTGTTGTTGGCGATCAAAAAATCACCGGGCACCTTATCGGTGTAACCATTAGCGGAGATCTCATTGAGGGTAATACGGTTAAGGCTGAGAAACTTGTAGTGTTAGGCGAAGATGGTCTGTACTACAAACTAAATGTAAATGCGCTTGGCGAAGCAGTGGCTTCGTCTGACGTAAAGTATCAAAATGGATTAGATGGCTCTGTAATAATTGCCAAATCAGTTACCGCAGAAAAAGTGTCTGTTAAAGATTTAGTGGCATTTGGCGCAACTATTGGTGGGTTAAATATCACAGACGGCTCGTTGTATTCGGGAGTAAAAGACTCTATCAATAATACCACACAGGGATTTTATGTGGATAAATACGGTCAGTTGTATTTGGGAGATGCCGAACACTTTTTAAGATACTACAAAGCAAAAGACGGAACTTATAAGCTGGCTATATCTGCAAAAAGTGTTACATTTGGCTCTAGCCAAAATCTAGAAGAAGCATGGGAAGAGACAAAAACATCTATCGAATCTAAAATCGAGACTGTAGACGTTGAGTATTATCTTTCCACATCTGCCACATCACTTTCCGGGGGCTCATGGTCTACCACAGCACCCACATGGACCAATGGTAAATACATGTGGATGAGAACTAAAATTACGGATGGCGCGGGTAATGTAACATATTCTCCGGATGAAAACGGTACCTGTATTACTGGTGCAACTGGTGCTACTGGCTCATCTGGAAAAGGCATAGCATCAATCGTTGAAGAATACTACCAATCCACATCTGCCACATCACTTTCCGGGGGCTCATGGTCTACTGTGGCGCCCACATGGGTTGATGGTAAATATATCTGGACGAGGTCAGTTATTACTTATACTGATAGCACAGTAAAAAGAACAGAAGGTATCTGCGCTACAGGGCAAAAAGGAGACACTGGTCCACAGGGTGTTAAAGGTGATAAGGGTGCAACAGGCGCTCAAGGTCCTCAAGGAGCCCAAGGAGAAAAGGGCGAAAAAGGTGACAAAGGTGATACTGGTCCTAGAGGCTTACAAGGCTTACAAGGTGAGAAAGGCGAGCAGGGAATTCAGGGACCAAAAGGAGCTGATGGTGCTTCAGGGGCAACATCTTACTTCCACATCAAATATTCATCGGTCGCTAATCCCACATCAAGTTCCCAACTAACCGAAACACCGAGCACCTATATAGGTACATATGTTGATTTTTCACCAGATGATTCTACCGACCCTAAGAAATACACTTGGAGTCGATTTGAAGGTGCTCAAGGTCCAAAAGGAGAACAGGGTATTCCCGGTATTGGAGTTGATGGTAAGACCAGCTATTTACATATAGCATATGCAAATAGTTCTGATGGTAAAACCGGTTTCAGTGTTGGCGACAGTGCAAATAAGCTGTTTATCGGACAATACACTGATTTTTCGCCAGATGATTCTACAGATCCGTCAAAATACAAGTGGACATTGATAAAAGGTGCTACTGGACCGCAGGGACCACAAGGAGTACAAGGTGACACCGGAGCTCAAGGTCCACAGGGTGTGCAAGGCGCAACTGGACCACAGGGGCCACAAGGAGAAAAAGGTGAAGACGCTAATCAGATTGTACATGTAGCACGCGGAAATGGCAATTCAAAAATGTATATGGCTTTGGCTACATTTACAATTACAGCGAATTACGTAGATACCCCAATACAATTTAAAATAACATCTAGAGGACGCGAAGCGTCAAATGTTCAAATAATGTTTGAAAATAGAAAAAATTTGGATCCCAAGTTAGGTTATTTCAGAGGAGACGGAAATGTACCTATATGGATACAAAAAATAGCTACGTCAACATGGAGACTAATAGGAGCTAAAAACGAAACATGGGGGACATTTAGTATAGGGCAATACTGTAATCTAGTAGGTGTACAGGTTGAATGGATTTCTGAGCATTTAGACTCTGTACCAGAAAGTACAGATTCTAATCCGGTATATTATGTTGATTATCTAGCTCCAGCCAGAACAGCCACTAACTTCATGAAATACGAAGACGGAATAGGATTAATAGTCGGTGATATGCGTGGAGATACCCTTGGTCAAAATACTTTATTAGACAGTAGCGGTATGGCTGTGCGAAAAGGCAATGATGAGATTGTACGGTTTGGTACGGCGCCTATTATAGTTATTAATACTGATGGTGATAAAATTTATGATGGGTCCGGTTCAGTAATGAAATCTGACAATAACATCGTTATTTCTACACAACAAACAAATGACCCGAATGATGTTCACAAAGGTGGAAAAGCAGCTCTAGAATTGTATTATGATAAAGCCAAAGATGTCACAGGACTTTCTTTGACAGTAAAGACCGGGTCGACATATACTGACCTATATGAGAGCTCAGGAAACGGGTTGTATGCTGATAAAGATTTTGCGATATTAATGGGTGATGCAGTTCAGGTTTACGCCTTAAATAACATGCACATATATGGCAACGAATATCTGGAACTGATGGCTAATAACATCAAAATTATATCTAAGAACGCAAGATGCGAATTAGGCGTAAATAACATTTTGTGGGATGCTAACACTATAGGATATTGGATGAATGCAGGTCATAAATTTACGCTTAACCAACCAATATCTGAACAGTTAAACGGTGCCGTATTTGTCTGGAGTCACTATAGTAATGGAGCTTGTGATAATTGGTGGTGGACATCGTTCTTCGTACCTAAACAGCACGTTGCCTGGCGACCGGGCGATGGTATGTTGATGTGTAATCCATATTACGGATTAAACAAATATATATATATAGCTGATACATTTATACAGGGTGCCGACGTAAATCAGTCCAACAAAGCACAAAATGGAATAGCCGTTAACAATCAAGGTTTTGTATTAAGATATGTGTTAGGAGTGTAATTATGGAAGAATATTATATTGGATATGTATTTGATGGCTTGTATTCACCAAAAGCCGCGCAATGGTGTAATGAAAACGGTACGTGTCATATCGAAAAAAATAATGAAGGAAAGTATGAAATCGTTGAAAATGTTGACCGAGAAGAACCGGAATACATATTTAACGATGACATGCCATCTATACCAGAACTGGATAAAAAAATAGAAGAGCTTACGAAACAAAATGAGATGCTTACAGATTGCTTACTAGAGCTGTCTGATACAATTTATGCGTAGGGAGGTGAGTATATGATAGCGCAGTTATATGCTAAGAGAATTATTGATGGTAAAAAGACTTTTGACGAGGTGCCAAGACTTTTGAAAGATAAAGTTAGGGAGATACTGATTGAGTCCGGACATGAAGAACTTGTGACTGAGTAAATGGGGTGAGGCAGTGAGAATAGTAGTAAATAAAAACAAGAACAGCAAGAAGAAATATCCATGGAGAATCATACTGGATAATGGACGAAAAATCCCGGTACCAAGCCAGTATAATTTTAAATCCCCATTTATTCGCACACACGGCTGTAGTCTGGTAGCTTTTTATATGGCGTTGCGCTACAAAGGCATCAAGAAAAATATGCAGCAGGTTTTGCAGTATGCCAGAAGAAAATTAAAATGCGGCGCAAAATACCCGCTGACAGAAATCGTAAAGGGGATTAACCAGATTTGCCCCGGAAAGCCTGCGACATATCATAAATCACTGACAAACAATCAGCTGGAAGCAAAATTGCGAAAGGGGTATATGGTGCTGTTTGAAGAGGGCAACCCTATCCACACAGTTGTCCTACTCCGAGATGGTAAGGCGGGTAAGATTTTCCGGTTTTCGGACGGAAAAAAGAACGTAACAACAGTCGAAAAAGAGAACAAAAGAAGATGTAAAAATGAAAAGTACAAAGGAATAGTAATTGTGAAATAGGAGGAATGGAGATGAGTGATATTATGTTGCCCTTAATGACGTGTATTTTTGTAGTTTTTGACTTAGCTAGTGGCGGAGTAGCTGCCTGCGCTAACCATGAGTGGAAATCCTCAGAAATGAGGAAAGGATTGTACCATAAATTTGGTTCTATTATGCTTGTGGTTCTTGCGTATCTTATTGACTACGCCCAGAAATATGTAGACTTAGGATTTCAGGTGCCTATTGCCGCAGGCGTGTGCGTCTACATCATTCTGATGGAGCTTGGTTCCATCGTGGAAAACATCGGCAAAATCAACCCAGATTTATTGCCAGACAAAGTTAGAGCAATTTTGGGACTGGACAAAATGAAATAAATTTACGTAATTTTTGCGTGTTTGAGGTGATGCAGTGAACAGAAGTTTGATAAAAAAACTCTGGAAATTAGGCGATAAACAATTTATTGACTACGCCTTGTCATGTGCCCGTTTAACCTTGCGGGAACGCGAAACTGTACAGTACTTGCTTTTTGACGGATTAACGCAGGAGCAAGCCGCCGAGAAAATGGATATAAGCACGAGAGGATTACAGGGGCTGTGGAGTTGCGCCGTGGAAAAAATTTTGTTAGTTCCCGGCACGATCCCATACATAAACAGCCTTTAAAAAACTAAAGATGATTTAAAAATTGCGCAGAAATAAGCACACTGTCTTCGTGGTGGTGTGCTTATTTTTTTGCGATAATAAAACTATAAGGAGGGCAGAGAGATGTATCAATATTGGAACCCAAATCCCGCGGCGGCAAAAGTGGGAGATTGCACCGTGCGCGCTATCTCAAAAGCTACAAAGCAAACGTGGGAAGAAACATATATACAACTTGCTCTGTACGGCTTGATGTTGTCAGATATGCCCTCGGCTAACGCAGTGTGGGGCGCATACCTCAAAGATAATGGATTTAGCCGTTATATAATCCCAGACGAATACATGACCTGTACCGTCTCAGAATTTGCAAACAACCACCCAGAAGGGGTTTATATTTTAGCACTGTCAGGGCACGTTATAGCGGTAATTGACGGCAATTACTATGATACGTGGGACAGTGGAGCAATGACACCAATATATTACTGGAGGCAAGGAGGAAAATAAATGTTCGGTTATCCACAATATCCACAACAGTATCCACAGTACCCGCAATATCCACAACCGGATTATCTTGACCAGCTCAACCGACTAAAACAACAGCAGGCACCGCCTCAACAAATGCAACAGCAATCCAATCCCGATGAACGAATTTGGGTACAAGGACAGGGTGCGGCGGAGGCATATTTAGTGGCACCAAATTCTTTTGTTCGCCTGTGGGACAGTCAGGCACCAATTTTTTACGAAAAAAGAGCAGACCAGACGGGCAGACCGTTTTTAGAGGTGTTTGAATATAAGCGTAAGGGCTCAAATTCGCCCACAGCGGAGCTTTCACAATCTAGCCAACCAATCAACTATGAGGAACGCTTAAACGCCTTAGAAAGGCAAATGGAGACGTTAAAAAGGAGGGTATTGAATGAATCTCAATCCAATGCAGATGATACAGCAGTTTCAACAGTTCAGGCAGCAGTTTCAAGGGGACCCGAAGCAGGAAGTACAGAATCTGCTAAATAGCGGGCAGATGAGCCAGCAACAGTATAACCAGTTGCAGGGTATGGCGACACAGTTTCAAAACCTTTTAAAAGGTTTTAAATAAATAAAAAGGAGTGATTTCATGGGATTAACAACAGACGGAATGAGCCCGGCAGATTTGGCGGCAGTCACAGGCAACAATAACGGCGCATTTGGCGAGGGTAACGGTGCTTGGTGGATTATCATTCTTTTTCTTTTCATCTTCTGTGGATGGGGAAACGGAAATGGATGGAATAACGGCGGCGGAGGCGCGGTAGATAACTATGTATTAGCTTCCGACTTTGCAACCTTACAGCGCCAGATTGATAGCGGCATTTCCTCCCTTGAGCGCAAGGGTGATGCTATCAACAGCGGTATTTGTGACGGATTTTATGCAATGAACACCTCTCTACTCAACGGATTTGCAGGAACAAATAGTACAATTCAGCAGAACGGCTATGATACACGGAATGCAATCCAGCAGGGGCAGATTGCAGATATGCAAAGTTTCAACGCTTTGCAGGCACAGTTAGCACAGTGCTGTTGCGATAACAAACAGGCTATCGCAGGTGTTAACTACAATATGGCGATGAATACTAATGCGATCCAGCAGGAAGTTACAAACGGCTTCTGCCAGACAAACTTTAACAACGCAAACAACACAAGAGACATCATCGACAACCAGAATAATAACGCTAGAGCTATCCTTGATGCCCTCACAGCGCAGAGAATCGAAGCTAAGGACGCTAAGATTGCCGAGCAGAATCAGCAGTTATTTGCGGCGCAGTTAGCGGCTTCTCAGGCATCACAGAACGAAACCTTAAAGGCGTATATGCAGGGACAGTTTACTTACTACAACCCTAGACCGGTGCCGGCTTTTCCGGTTTCCGCACCATATCAGTACGGTAACTGTGGGTGCAATACCGGTTGCGGATGCTAAAATTTTATAATTAGCAACTTCCTGCGTTGACGGGATTGTTCGGCTTGTGCCGATGATGCTTATAGCGGCGGGGCAATCGTTCCGCCGTTTATTATTAAAAAAGGAGTGATAACGTGGCAGAATTTACTAATAGCAATATCGTAACCGTGGCAGCGGGGCAGAATTTACCGCTCACAGAGACAGCCGTAAAGTGCGGTAGCTGTATTACACACCGGGAGGGGGCAGGAATTGTGACCCTTAGAGGCCTTACAAACCAGTGCAGGGCGCGCTATAAGGTCAGCTTTGGGGCTAATATCTCCATACCCGCCGGTGGAACTGTGACACCTATTTCTATTGCCCTGGCAATCGCCGGAGAACCATTAAATAGTGCGACAGCAATCGTAACACCTGCGGCCGTAGGCGAATATTTTAATGTATTTACAGCGGCATTTATTGACGTTCCGCGCGGGTGCTGCATAACGATCGCAGTCGAAAATACATCTACGCAGGCAATTAATATAGCCAATAGCAATTTAATCGTCGAGAGAGTAGCGTAAAGGAGGGCAAAGAATGGAATCATTACACAAATTAAAAAAAATGATGTGCAGAGAGCTGGACGAGATTTCGAACAAAGGCGACATGAGCGCCGGGGATTTGGAGGCAGTCCACAAACTGACAGACACGATTAAAAACATCGACAAGATTATGTATCTGGAAGGCGACAGCGAATACAGCCGTGGCGGTGACTGGGACACGTCAGGAAGATACAGCCGCGGGCGTTATCCTGACATGGATTACGGTGATTATAGCAATGCCCGTAGAGGTCAGCACTATGTGAGAGGCCATTACTCTTACAACGATGCAAAAATGCAGGTAAAAGAGACCATTAAAGACATGATGCATGACAGTAATCTGTCTAGCACAGATCAGGCGGCTCTAGGCAGGGCGTTAGCAGAATTAGACCGATAAAAGGAAGGGGTGCCGCAATGATTAATATGAGCGAAATTAATGCCGAAATTGCGGCATTAGAGGCAGGAAAAACAACCTACGCCACTTGCGAACGGCTTTCGATTTTATACAATGTACGCAATAATTTGGAGCCAGATAAAGCACCAAACCAATCAACACCAAAAACAGCATATTATTCTTACGCATCCGAGCCGGAATCTGAATTTAAGGAGGTAGCCCGGAAAGCAGACTTTGAGCATTTGCTGTATGTACTTGACGAACACATGAAAGCCATAGAAGCAATGTATCCGCGAGAATATCGTTCGGTTTTGCGAAAAATAAAAGAGGGCGCTTGAAACGTCCTCTTTCTTTCTGTATAATGTAACTGTATCTCCTTTATTTTTAATATTTTGTTATGCAGTAACTGGTTTTAACCCGGTGGTTACGGCTAGTTACTGCATAACAAAAACTAAAAAAATATAATATCCTCCACAAATTCGTTGGGGGATATTTTTATTTCTTTTACAATACTTTTCCAAAACACCTGCTTGCCTTGTTCGTCTAACTGCATATACATATCTTTCCAACCGTCAGGAAATCTGCTTTGTATTTTTTTCTTAGTTTCCAACTCTTCCGTTGCGGCGGTCTGGGATAGTTCTTTTAATTCCTTCGATATAGCCTCATATCTTTCATCATAGTATTCTTCTGTTATCCTGCCTTTCTCAAACATCTTGTTGATTCTTCCTAGTTCACTAGATAATTTTTTCTTTTTCTTTCCTACATCGTTTCCGGCTGCCTTCACACGACCTTCCGCCTTTAATACATCTAACTGTATTTTTTCTTCGATGTGCTTAAGCATATATGTTTCTAATTTTGGTTCAGATCGCGTGTATGTTTTGTGCTTTTTCGCAGCAGATCGGGGGCATTGATACACTTTATACCTCTTTTCTTCCTTGGCCATCGTGCGCCCAGAAAATCTGTAACCGCAAATTGGGCAACGTATCAGCCCGGAGAAAATATAAATACGCCTCTTGCAATCTATCCAGCTTTTCTGGCTGGAGACCTCTTTAATTCTTTGTGCCTGCTCCTCTGTTATGTATGGCTCGCAGTAGTTCTTTACGCCGTACATTTCCCCGTGGTACGCCGGACTGGACATAATTTTGACTATCCTGGTTCTAGTCCTTATAAAATCAGGGTATTTGCTCAAAATGTAATCGGCTGTTTCCATTTTGGAAAAAGTCTGAAAATAATGCTCAAACATATCCTCAATTATTGCGCGCATCTTTTCGTCTTTTACAATCCTTTTCCCTTCTACGCGATACCCCACAGGCACTTTTCCGCCTATATACTCTTTGTTCTGTCGCTTAAACTCCATAACAGACCGTATTTTTTCGCTATCCCTGTCTGCCTCTGCCTGCGCTACAGATAACATGATGTTAACTTTAAAAATCCCCTGGCTTGTCTCTGTCTCGTAATCCTCCCAGATAGCTCTCCATGGCACTTTGCACGCATCAAGGACACTTTGTACCTCATAGTACCCTGCAACGGCTCTAAACCACCTGTCAAGGCGTGTGAAGAGTATTATATCAATCTCGTGTTTCTTACAATCCTCAAGTAACTGTAAGAGGGCAGGACGTTTTGTGTATTTTTTACGTGCAGATATGCCGGCATCGTTATAAATGCCAGCAACCGTATAACCCTGCTCCTCGCAATATTTTTCAAGCGCATCTATCTGCGAATCAACGGACAATCCACTGTTCTTTTGCTCTTGCGTGCTTACTCGCACGTATAAAGCGGCTCTTTTCATTTATTTCCCTTCCTGCCTTCGTACCTCCGGGGCGGGTGCTGCTAATTATAGCTGCTAAGCTTATCTATTAGCTTTTTTCTTCTTAGCCTCCCATTGTTTGGGATAATGCTCTGCGTACCATTCTAAAAATGGACCATGCAATTTTTCTTCCGCCTCCTTTCTTGCAGCAATGGCGTCTTTTTTATTGCTATAATAACCAAAAAAATAATTTTGCCCCTGGAACATCATTTGCGCATACCATTTCCGTTTTTGTTTGTTGTAATATACCCCAGTAGTTCCAGATGTGTTATTTTTTCTGACTCCTTGCGTGAGATCGGTCACTAACGTGCCCTCCACCAAATAGGGATTGTCGAAAAAACCTTTGTGACACTTCCGACAGGAACGAGTATTTCCACTCTTTAAATTATTAGATTTTACGCTGACGATATTCCCACAATCACACCTGCAAAGCCATTTCCCGTTCTTGTCATAGTCAAGGACCGTTAAAAGACCGTACTTTTGCCCTCGCATATCCTTGCGAAATTTTTGTCCGCACACTTGACACCTGGTAGTGTCTTTTAATTGTGTGCTACGTAACACTTGCTCGCAGCCACATCTAATGCATTTGCACCGATACATTTTGTTCCCAAGGTATTCGATAGCTTGCATATCGCCGCGGATTACCCCTACCAACGACCGTCTAGCCATATCATTACCTCCTAAAAGATATATAAAACCTCTGCGTCCTCCATGATGATGTCGCCATCGTTGATGTCATATTCTACACGATCAGAACCGAGAACAACAAATTTCTCCTCCGGAAGACAGCAAGGATACTCTTTTTTAAATCTTTCAATGATCTTCTTGATGACCTCAAGATTTTCCTCATCGCTGTCCATGTCGTCAAAAAGGAGGGCTCTTGCGGACGTTCCGTCCATCTCCTCTGGTTCTGTCTGGTATGATGATAAATCGTTCTCAACGTCCCAGTAAAAGGAGTTGCGTGCGATGTCACCGACTTTATAATCTTCATCGGCACAGGTTCTTCTAATTCCAAAACTATCATAGCTGCTATTTTTGATTGCTTCTAAAACTTTTTCGTACATTTTTCTTCCTCCTTTTTAGTAAACTACACACTCTTTAGCTACAACTGCTCTAAGATTTTTAAGCTGAGATACCCATACTTTCTTAGCTGGATTCCATTTTGCATCAAAAATGTATTTGATGTGTTTTTTTACTTCGAAAGTTTCTCCAGAGATTTCTCCGTTCTCAAGATTGATTGTTAAGTCGCGACCGCTAAACATAACATCAACTACTTCTGGCATTTCCTTGGCTAATACTTCTCGTTTAGCTTCTCTCCATGCATCTTTTAAACAAGAGCTAAAGCTCTTTCTAGGGTATCTTTTCTTTGTTTCCCATGCTTTTTTCATAATGCTTGATAAGTTGTATCTTTTAACTGATTTTTTCATTTCCTTGTATCTCCTCTCTTGATTTAATTCAATTATACACGATAGTGACTATTATGTCAAGAGAAAAATACACGAAAATGTATTATTTTTTATACTCTACGATATCGCACACCTGACAGTCCAATTTCTCACACAAATACATAATTGTATCTATATTCACGTTTCTGTCGTGCCGCAACTTGTTGACCAGTGCCGGGGAAAGATTAAAACTTTCCTTATCTAATAGGTTGGAGCGCTTTAATCCTCTGCGTTCTAGCGTGTCCCATAAATTACTATATGAGATACTACCTTTGTATATGTTACTTCTTCTTCTTGCTTGTGCTTCCATTTTGAAACCTCCTTTAATTATTATAAATATATAGTACATTATTTTGAAAGAAATATCAAGAAAAAAATAATACATTTTCATATATTTTTCTCTTGACATAATAGACATTATCGTGTATAATGTGAGTAAATCAAGAGAGGAGATACAAAGAAATGAAAAAATACAATTTATCAAACATTATGAAAAGAGCGTGGGAGTTAGTTAAAAAGGCAGGTCTTTGCATCTCCGAAGGATTAAAATTAGCATGGAAGGAAGCAAAGCATATGGGAGAAATCACAAAAGGTTCCGTAAAACAGATTGCATGGGCGAAAGACATTAAAGAAGGCATGATCAAAGCGTTGAATATCAGTTTAAAAAACGAAAAAGAAAGTGGAAGTAATTATTTTGTTTCAATTAGAGAAAAAAATTTAATCGACATCGAAAAAATAAGTGACGCTAAGTGGTTTATTAATCTTTTTATAACTGCTAAAGAAATTTACAAGGCTGAAATTTGCTTCGGAAACTATATGACAAAAGAAGAATTAGCCGATGATTATGCTAGTCTTGTAAGCTCTAAATTGATGGAAACTTTTTAATAAGGAGGAGAAAAAAATGATGAAAGAAGCAGAAAGAGCAAAAAAAGAAATGTTGGATTTTTTGAAGAAAAATGAATCTACAGGAACTGCAAAAGAGGACTTTTGTGAACTCAAAGAGAAAACAGAACAAGCTTTCTTTGTATCACTCGCGCTGGATTTGCGAGAAAGACGGGCTGAACTTTGGATGAAAGGAAAACATGATGAAGTAGATTCATGGGCACTGTCAAAAATTCACGAAGCGTTAGTTTCTGACAGAAAAACCGAAGTAAGAAAGATAACGGACATGGTAGAAAAAAACACTCACGCCGCCCTGCGGAAACGATTTCCAGATTTGTACGATTTCCTGTACGCCTGCAACGACGAGAAAACAGAAAACAAACAAAGAGTGCATGAATTACACAAACTGGGATACACAGCAGAAGAATTATGGGATATGCCGCATGAGGATGTGGGAGAAGATTATTTACAGATGCTATTAGACACAGAAAAAAGAGGCTGAAAACAGCCTCCTTTTCCATTGACTTAATAGTCAACAAAATAATTTCTACTCACACGCATATACAATATGCGGACATATATATTATAACAAGCGATTTCAAAAAAGTCAAGAAAAAGAAGGAAGAATTGATTCTTCCTTCTTGCTAGTCATCCTATTAGTGGACTAACTATTTTAAATTAATAGTTACTTTCTTATCTGTCCAGAATGAAGCTCTATATTCTAAAATCACTTTTTTGGCATCTTTTGGCACTTCGTAATATGTTGTAAAGCTTACATTTTTTCCTGGAGACAAATTAGTGTTGACAAAATCACTGTCTCCTATGTATTGCTGCTCGCAAGCTGAATTATCTGCATAGCAACTGCAATCAGATACAGATACATATTTGTCACCTTTTTCTGCAATATTTTCGCAAGTAAAGTCTACAGCTACATATTCACATCCATCTTTTGGAGTAAAGTACTCTCCGGCATCATATCCAAATTCAGCCTTTTTGGCGGTTACTTTTAAACCGTCATTCTCAAAAGATTCGCCAACCTTTACGCTGTCTTTCTCTTTTGCTTCTTCTTTTTTAGCAGTTTCTTTCTTAGCCGCTGTTGTTGCTGCAGTACTCTTTGAAGAATCAGTGGAAGAACTGTCATCGTCACCACCACCCATTGCCATACCTAAAACAGCCAGAACGATGATAATGATAATCACCCATTTCAACTTGCCACCCTGTTTCTTCTGACAATGAGGGCACACTTTAGCTTTTGCGTCAATCTCTTCTTTGCAGTGCTTACAAACTTTAGTTTTTTCCTTGCTCATAGTTTCTGCTCCTTTTTTTATTATTACCATATTGCAAATATTAGCAAAATGGTTTGTTGTAAATAAATTATACAATAAATAAAATGATTTGTCAGTATAAAACTAAATAAAATTGCATATTTCTTTTAATGAAAACATAAAAAATATTATAGTAAAGACTCTTGATAAGTCAGAACGAATTTTCTATAATATAAAGCATGACGCTTATATTGAAAGGAGTAACAATGGGAGAAGAATACAGAGAGGAAATAATAGCATTGTTAGACAAAATAAAAGATGCAGGCGCATTGGCTTACCTGCATACTTTTATAAAACTTTTTGCGGAGAAGTGGGGATGACCTACTTCTCTGTTTTCCTTGAAAGCATTGATTCGATCATATCCATAACAATTTTCTTATCCCTTTCTTCTAAGAGAGAAAATTTTTCTAAGAATCTAAAATCATCTTTTGCTGCTTCGGGAGTTAATACCTTTTTCTTTGGTACATCAAAACCCATAAGCCACATAGGCTCAACACCTAATACTTTCGCCATCTTGCCACTACTTATGTTAGACGGTTGATGCGAACCGTTCACATACTGGCTGATTGACGATTTACTAACTTTAGATTTTTCTGCTAGCTCTTGCGGTTTCAATTTAGCGTCGGACAATGCTTCTCGTATTCTTTTTGCGGTAACCTCGTGTTTCACAAAATTTCTTCCTCCTTTCCACATATTAATGATAACATAACAAAGTTTAACTTTCAACAAAAAAGTTAAATGATTTTAAACTTTTTTGTTGACATTATGGTTAAACGGTGTTAAACTATAAATGTCTTCAAAAGAAGGGAGGGTTAAAAGATGCCATATAAATATAATAAATTAAGAGGGCGGATTGTTGAGAAGTTTGGCTCGCAGGAAAAATTTGCGGAAACCTTGAAAAAAAGTAATGTTTCCGTATCTAGAAAAATGAATGGAAAAGTCGGTTTTTCTCAAAATGATATGGTTGAATGGGGAAACCTTCTTCACATTCCATTAGAAGAATATGGCGAATTTTTTTTCACCTAAAAGTTAAACGATGTTAAACTTTCAAGAAAGGAAGGCGACTAAATGGAAAATATTCAAATTTTTAAAAATAACGAATTCGGAGAGGTTCGCACACTAATTATTGAGAATGAACCTTGGTTTGTTGGGAAAGACATAGCTGAGATTCTCGAGTACCGAAATGGTAGCCGAGATATTAACCGCCATGTAGACGAGGAAGACAAACGTAAAATGATGCTTTTTGATGGCAAGCAGAACAAAGAAACGACCATTATCAATGAGTCCGGACTTTATAGCCTAATTCTTTCGAGCAAAATGCCTAGTGCAAAAAAATTCAAACGATGGGTAACAAGCGAACTTCTTCCATCTGTCAGAAAGTCAGGCAGTTGCAAGCCGTTATCCCCTCAAGAAATGATGCGTATTCAACTGGGCATGATAGACGACCACGAAGACCGCATAAAGAGCCTTGAGAGTAACATGGTGATTGACTACGGTCAACAGCAAACACTGCGACAGCACGTCAATAAAGCTGTTTTAAACGCGTTAGGCGGCAAGGACACAGAGGCATATGCATATATCAGCAAAGTTGTGTTTTCTGAGTGCAACAGGGATTTACAAGACCGATTTAAAGTTAATAGCCGGAATAATATCCCTCGCAAACGCTATGAGGAAGCTATTGACTATGTAGACCACTGGGAACCAAAAACAAATACAAAGTTAAAGATTGACGAGTATAACCGTCAACAGAGATTTGAGGTATAGGAGGTAAAAAATGAGGGCTATGTACAATTTACTGACCATCGTGTCAGTAGCGTTGGTTATCTGGATCTCGTCCAGTTGGGTTGGTGTGGTAACACATACCGCCGGAAAAGATTATAGCAATTATAATTTCTTTGTGATGTTAGGGGGTGAATAAAAAAATGAATGAGCCTCCAAGAAAAGAGTATGTTATTAGATTACTCTACACCCTTTTAGGACGACAGCAGGGTGTAGAGTATGACAAAGTATTCTACACCGATAAAGACGATGTAGAGCATGAGGTAAAAAAGGAAGAGCCCTACCATTAAGCTCTTACGATAAATCATACAAGTAAATCATACAAAAGACTTGGCAATTTGTCAAGATAGGAGGTAGACATGGCATACATCGTTATTCAAGATTGGATGATATCAGATTTACAGTTAAAAGGAAATGAACTCCTCACATATGCCCTTATTTACGGCTTTTCGCAGGATGGCGAATCAGAATTTAAGGGGTCATTGAAATATATTTCCGAATTTCTTGGCGTGTCAAAAAGAACTGCACAAAGAAGCATTGAAAATCTTGTAGACCGAGGAATAGTTGAAAAGAGAGTAGAGGAGATTAGCGGCGTGAAATTTAACCGTTATATGGCTCATGAAAAAGCTGACACCCCTATAGACAAAATGACCACAGGGTATAGTCAAAATGACCACGGGGGTATAGTCAAAATGACCATGGGGTATAGTCAAAATGACCATGGGGGTATAGTCAAAATGACCACCAATAATACTAATATATATAATACTAATAATAATACTAGTAATAATACTGAAGATAAAGGCGCGCCCGCGAGATACTTTGACGATGAGGAACTAAATAATAAGTTTCTGGAATTCCTTTCCATGCGTAAGAAAATTAGAAAACCAGTTCGGACGGATAGAGCTTTAAAAGCATTACTCAAAAAGTTGCATGAATTATCTGGCGGTGATGTTGGACTGATGAAACAGATTATAGACCAGTCATTGGATAAAGAGTGGCTAGGGCTTTTCGAGCTGAAAACAGGCAATGACAGCACGAAGAACATTAACGACCGACTGTACGGAGATATACAGCACTGGGCAGCACAGAAAGAACAGGAGGGAGGCGGAATGTATGACGATTTCGGAGTTTTCTAAAATCGTAGCCGCGTTAAAGACCGTTTACACGGCTCCAGGATTTATTCCCAACGAACAGGCGCTAGACATGTGGTACCGCTTGGTAGGCAAAAATAACGACTACCAGACAATAAGCGTGGCGGCACAGATGTACATGACAACAGGAAAGTTTCCACCGACACCGGCAGATATTTTGGAGTGTGCCAGTAAGCTCAAAGCGGAAAGCAGCTACCTGAGCGAGCAGGAAGCGTGGGCAACAGTGGCAAAGGCGTGCAGCAATGGAATTTACGGCTACAGAGAGGAGTTTGACAAACTGCCCCCTACGTTGCAAAAGGCGGTAGGAACGCCGCAGACGCTCCATGACTGGGCGGTAGTAGATTCGGCGGACTTCCAGACGGTCATACAGTCAAATTTCCTCAGAAGCTACAGAGCGGCGTTAGAAGCACAAAAGGAGATAGACAAGTACCCACCGAAGCTCCAAGAGATGATAAGAGCGGCGGGAGCGATAGAGCGAAAAGAAACAGTACCAGAACTACCCACACTGGGAGAAATAGTTGGGCGGTTAGAGCAGGATAATAAAAATTATACCCCGGAACAGTGCGAGGGAGCGTTGGGGGATTGGATAGCAGGAAAGAAAGAGAGGTTAGGTTATGGATGCAATGATTAATATAACAGGAGTTCCGGCAAAGGAATACGACAATGAAGTGATAGGAAAAGGAGTAATCCCGGCAGAAGTCACGATTACTGTCAAAGACAAAGAGGTGGCGCAAGGGATGCTCGAATTGTTTAAGACGGGCGTTGAAAGAAGCAACGACATGAAAAGGATAGAGGCATACGCCAGAGGTTACAACGAACTGAGAAAGGCTATTAAAGAGACATGGGGTACAGGAAATGGAACGAGGATTTGACCCGGCTAGAGAGTACTTAAAGACACAGTGCCTTGAGGCGGAATACGAGTGCAGAACAGCACACAAAGCAATCAAACGAGGTGCGGCAAACTACAACGAATACGAGAGATATGAGGAGGAATTAGAGCAATGACACTATACGAGATTGACAGTGCGATCATGGATTGCGTAGACGAGGAGACAGGAGAAATTATTGACCTCGAAAAACTTGAGGCTCTCAACATTGAGAGAGACAAAAAGGTGGAGGGAATCGCGCTGGCGGTAAAGAATTATGCCGCAGAAGCAAAGGCAATCAAAGAGGAGGAAGAAAAGCTTGCGAAACGCCGCAGAAGTTGCGAGAACGCCGCACAGAGGTGTAAAGACTATCTGTCCCATGCTCTTGACGGAGAAAAGCTCAAAACGGCAAGAGTAAGCGTATTCTACAAGAGCAACGAGTCTGTGACTATTGACGATTTAGGCAGTCTGTCAGAGGAATACATCAGGATTCCAGAGCCACAGGCGGACAAGACAGCGATTAAGAAGGCGATTAAAGCCGGGAAAGAGGTTGCAGGGGCACATCTTGAGACCTCAAAGAGTGTGATCGTGAGGTAAGAAAAATGGGAGATGTTTACACAAAGTTACAAAAAATTCAAGCAGAATTAAAGGTGCCCAAGAGTAAATACAGTGATTATGGCGGCTATAGTTACAGGAGCTTAGAGGACATCTACGAGGCAGTAAAGCCTTTATTGGATAGGGAAGGCTTAATATTAGCCGTAAACGACGAAGTTATTATGCTGGGCAACCGATTTTACATAAAGGCGACAGCAATTTTAAAAGACATAGAAAGTGAGGGCAGTTTTTGCACTACAGCATACGCCAGAGAAGAAGAAAGCAAAAAAAAGATGGATGCAGCACAAGTTACCGGCTCAGCATCGAGCTATGCGAGAAAATACGCCTTAAATAGCTTGTTTCTTCTGGACGACTCGAAAGACGCGGATACAGACGAATATAAACGCAACGAGGTTATCACAGAGAAAGAGGCAAAACGGCTCTATGATCTGATGCAAAAAAAAGGAATGACGGAAGCCCAGATCAAAGAATGGGCAAGTCAAAGAGGTTTAAAATCATTGTATCAGACGACACAACAACAATATGCCGAAGCCATGAAGGAATTATGACTGAAATAGCATGGATTTAACTGGAAAAATAAAAAACTTAGCAGTGGATTATTTTAGCAAAAAGATAACAGTTACTCTGGAAATTAATGAGGCGGAGCGGTTTATAAAGGGCGTGGACGAACTGAAAAAGCTGGAAAAGCTGTCCGTAATAATTAAACCGTTCCGCAAGAAAAGAAGCTTGTCAGCAAACGCCTATTTCCACGTCCTGGTCACCAAAATAGCGGAGAAAGTTGGCACGAGCAAGGCGGAAGCCAAAAATTTGATGATAGGCAGATATGGACAGCCGGAGCTGATAAAAGGGGACATAGCAGTTTTAAAAACCAATGTCCCAACCGACATCATGTACAAAAAAGAGGACGTTCACACAGTTGCGATAGGACGGCGGCTAGAAAAAGGCAAAGAGGTAGTGTTTTACAGACTCATGCGAGGTTCGCACACCTACGACAGCCGGGAAATGAGTGAGTTAATCAAAGGCACGATACAGGAAGCAGAAGATTTAGGAATTGAAACGCTAACACCAAGAGAACTGGAACAAATACTAGGAAAATGGAAGCCGAGAAAGGAAGAAGAAAAATGAATAGCGTACTACAAACAAAAAAAGAGTGCTTCTTCTGCAAAACAACCCAAAATTTACATAGGCATCATGTCTTATATGGCAGTAGCAACAGAAAACAAGCCGAAAAGTATGGTTTTACAGTGTATTTGTGTTTGAATCATCATACCAATGGTGGCGAGGCAGTGCACCGCAATCCCAACGGACCGCTAGACAGGTACCTCAAAGAGCTGGCGCAGAAGTATTGGGAGGAGAACAACGGAACGAGAGAAGAATTTATCAAAACATTTGGGAGGAATTACCTGTGAACAAATTTAGAAATAAAAAGATTTTTACGACAGCCGGGAAGTTTGACAGCAAGAGAGAAATGCATCGATATTTAGAACTGGCGGCAATGCAAGAAGCGGGGGAAATTACAGGATTAGAGCGGCAGGCTAGATACATACTTGTAGGCAGCCAGAAACGAGAGGATGGCACCACAGAACGCCCTGTATCATATACAGCAGATTTCCGCTACACAGACAAGGAGGGGAAAATTGTTGTTGAGGACGTAAAATCCCCGCGCACAAGAAAAAATCCGGAATACATCATCAAGAGAAAGCTGATGCTTGAACGGTATGGCATCACGATCAGGGAGGTGGCGTAATGAAAAAAACAGGAGACTCAGAAGCAAGAAAAGCGGCGAAAATACTCAAGAAGTACTGCAACGAGCATAAATATTGCCGAAATTGCCTTTTTGCGGTAGGAAAGGAGGGCGCGGCTTGCCTGCTAGTAAATAAATTGCCGTTTGACTGGGTAAGATATTAAAGCTGGACACCCTCCGGGGTTAAGGATAGATACACATTACAGCAACACGTTAACGGTTCCATGAGGAGCTATATGCCATTGATTCCTCCGGATTTATTCCGGAGGGGAAAGGAAAGAAAATGCCATACGGGCTGAAAGACGAAGATTTTGACAAAATACAAAACAAAATAGCGAAAAAACTATATGAAATACCAAGCCTTGACCGAGCCGCATTTCTGATGGGATGCACAGAACAAGAGTTAAGGGAAGCAATGACCGAACTACGCAAAACACCCAAATCGAGGGGGAAAATTGAAGCCGTAGAAAGGGAGTTGAGAAACAGAGGATACAAAAATAAAAAAACAAAGTTTTTCCCAAGCGACTTGGCGGAAAAGAGATTTGCGAGGGAGTGGACGAAAGCGTGCGGAAGAATAAGGGGGAATAGATAAATTGAAACGTGCAAGAAAGGAGTGGTTTTATGGACTCGAAGAGAACCTTACTTGATATATTTCATGTATCCGAATCATATAAGCTTCCAGATGCAATTATGGATGCATTACTGTCTGATAATGCAGAAAGTATCATAAGGCTAGTGAAAAAAAGTACGCACGATGACATCCGGGATATATTCCAGCAAGAGCAGGGAGACAGAAAAACTTTAAAACAGGATTTTACACCGGATTGCATCTGCGCCATGGTCGCAAAAATGATGAAGCCGGGCAGTGTACTGGATATGTGCTCTGGAACGGGAGCATTAAGCAAGGCAGCCGCAAAAGAGCATGGCATAAAAATATGCGAACAGGAATTTAGTGAGCGTACGATTCCATTTGCCTTACTAGATGCCTGCATTGATGGATTGGAAGGAAGTATTAGCCGGGCGGATTGTTTACGGGGAAATATAATGCAAACATATCATTTAGAAAAAAATAATGATATAAGTATCCCAAAACAAGTAGAACCGGAAGAAATGGGATGCTTTGATAATGTAATTATGAATCCACCATACTCTATGAAATTCCCAGAAGCGGACGAGATGCCAATCATGGGACATAAAATTCCGAAAAGCAAAGCCGATTACGGATTTATACTGCGCGGTGTACAACATTTAAAAGATGATGGACGACTGATTGCGATACTTCCGCATGGTGTCCTTTTTCGAGGAGCGGCAGAAGGAAAAATTAGAGAATGGCTTGTTAAAGAGCACTGGATTAGTGCTGTAATTGGATTACCGGATAAGTTATTTTTAAATACAGCAATCCCAGTATTTTTACTAATTTTAGAAAAAAATTCCCCAGATATTCTTTTCATTGACGCATCAAGACGATTTGAAAAGAAATCAGCACAAAACGACATGTCGCAGGAGCAGATAAGAGATGTCGCCGATGCTTTTTTTACACGTAAAGATGCAGAAAAATATGCTTACGTAGCATCTTATCAGGAAATAAAATATAATGATTACAATCTAAATATCCCAAGATATGTAGATATGTTTGAACCAGAGCCTCTACCAGACGCGGAAGCGATTCTTAAAGAACTGCAAAAAATTGAAAATGAAGAGAGGAAAACTAGAAAAGAACTGTACGAAATGCTGGGGGAACTGGTAGGTAGCAAGGGGGATATGAACGTTATGAAAGAACATAGAAAATTGCTGAAGCCGCAGAATACAAGAAATACTTTCAGGCAAATGACATTAGAGGATTATGAAAATGCAATGTAAAAAAGTCAATATTTTTGAGATATGCAAAGTAGAACGTGCGGTGGCTGGAAAAATATATACGGCAGGGAGTTGCTATGTAAAATTAAGTGCTGCGGATGAGTATGTAGGCCAATTAAAAAATGACAATACACTGGATACAAGATACGCAGTGTTTGAACCAAACGAAGGAATTTGCGCGGATTACTTGCACATTGCTATCTGCAATAAGTTTCCTGAGTTTTTGCGAAAATACCGGACAACAATTAATTTACAATTTGAAACATTAAAACATTTCGTACTTGACTGGCACGAAAAGGAGGAAGAACAGAGGTATGTTGTAAATGCAGTCAAGGCGGTGGATAATGAAATAGAACTTACCGAAATGCAGATAGAAAAAGAGAAAGAGATGAAGAAATGGTATCTTGCAAAGATGATGGCGCAACAAAACCAGACACCTACATGATCATATCAGAAAAATTCATGCAGGGTGAAATAAGCGAGGACGAATTTGTGGAGCAGTATAACCGATTGATTGAGCAGGAGGCTGAAAAACACTGGGAACCGGTCGAACCGCATGAGCATATTTAAGAGGAGAGAAAATGAAGTTTATTGATTTGTTTGCCGGAATCGGAGGGTTCCGCAGAGGCATGGAATTAGCGGGGCATGAATGCGTCGGGTTTTGCGAATTTGATAAATTTGCAACCGCAAGTTACACATCAATGCACCTGCTTACATTAGAGCAAAGAGAACGTTTAAATAAAATGCCGTTGAAACAGCGACAAAAAGAAATACTAAAGGAGGAATACAGAAATGGAGAGTGGTACGCAAATGACATTAGAAGAGTATATGCCGGAGACATTCCAAGAGCAGATTGCTGGTGTTTCGGATTCCCGTGCCAAGACATCTCAGTTGCAGGAAAACAGCTTGGATTTCAAGGGAACCGTTCAAGCTTGTTTTTTAGAGTTATGTACCTTATCGGACAACTCGAAGAAGAAAATAGACCCACTTACCTTTTCGTTGAGAACGTTAAGAATTTGCTTAGTGTTAATGGAGGATGGGATTTCGCCAGACTGCTCATTGAAATGGAGCAGAGGGGGTATGATGCAGAATGGCAGGTGCTCAACTCCAAAGATTTTGGAGTGCCACAGAACAGAGAAAGGTGCTTCATTATCGGACATCTTAGAGGGAGAAGTACCGCAAAAGTATTTCCTGTCGAAAGAACAGACGGAGAAAATAGTATTCAAATAATTGATCACAAAGACGGATACAGAAAAAATACGCAGGTATTTGCACCTGATGGAATTACAGAAACTCTTGATACTGGTCAAGGTGGTGGGCGAGGGCATCATGTAGCATTGCCGTGTTTTATAGATTTGTGCAACAGTGGAACAGAAACAACTAGCATTGCCAGATGCTTGCAAGCAAGATATCAAAAAGGATGTGGAACGTATAAAGCGCAAAATAGCGGTATTGCAATTCCAGTTTTAACACCTGACCGAGCAGAAAAGCGTCAGAATGGACGGAGATTCAAAGAAGATGGTGAGCCGATGTTTACACTTACTGGACAGGATAGACACGGAGTGGCGATTGAACCGATTGGAGTTATTGATTCGCAGGGAATAAAAGTAGCCGAAGCAACAAAGCAAGGCTATTCCGAGTGTAGAGTAGGCATTGATAGCGTGAATTTATCAGTTCCAGGAAGTAAAACAAGAAGAGGACGAGTTGGACGTGATGTTGCAAATACATTAGATACCAGTTGCAATCAAGGGATTTTTGTGCAAGTTTCAGAAGAGTTGACCATATATGCTGTCTGGTATGAAAAATACCAGTGCTACATAGCAATCAGAAAGCTGACACCGAAAGAATGCTTTAGGCTGCAAGGTTGGACAGATGACTATTTTGAAAAAGCAGAGTTTGTTAATTCTGATAGTCAATTATATAAACAAGCAGGAAACGGCGTAACTGTAAATGTAATAAGAGCTATTGCAGAAAAAATAGGTGAAAAAGATGGATACACGAAATCACGAACATTGCAAAGACAAAACGGCGCATGAGCATATTTAGGAGGAACAAAAATGGACAGAAAAGAAATAATGAACGCATTAGAAAGAATCAGAAAAGCCTGTACAGGAAGGTGTGAGGAGTGTAAGTTTGGAACAATAGAAGGAATGTGCAAGCTAAAAGAAACAAATCCGGATGAGTGGACACCTGAAGCTATGGGATTTAGGTGTAGAGACTGCGAGTATAAAGCATCTGAATGCTGCGAGAGGTGCGGCGTTCTTGCCCGTCCTGACGTTATTATGGGGGTCCGCTACAGAGCTATTGACGGAATACCAAGCCAAGAGCCTTACGAGGTAGTTGTAAGGCTGACAAACGGAAATACGGTTATGTATCGGCGAGTGAACTAAAACAAAAAGGAGGGAGAAAGATGTTAACTGCTGTATATGATATAGGGTGTTCTACCGACATAATAGAAGTACAGAAGGACGCTCAATATTTGAAAGAAGAAATGGTTGGTTGTATATACAGACACTTCAAAGGAGAATTATATATCGTAACGGACGTTGTAGTAAATTCCGAGTCTCTTGAGATAGAAGTAATATACAAAGACTT